TCATGTTTCTCACCTGCCAGTTTTTCAAGATACAAAATGCATTCATTATATGTAGCTTTCTGCTCCTCTGGTGCGTTATTATGCATATAAAATTGCTTATCCCATTCTTTTTCCTCAGAGATTTCGCCTTCCATAGCAATTACTTCTGTCGAGTAGTTACTATGTCTAAAAATAACATGGTTTCCTGCCTGCTGTGCTGCATATACTTTTTCAAGCAAAAGCTTAATCTCTTCCAATCCTAAAAACTTGTTTTCTTCTGTAATCATAATTTTCTCCTTCCATTTTTCTGGTTTTGTGTTATAATTTAATTGGTATTTTTTCTATGCACCCAATGGAGCTGCCGCTCCAGGGTGCTTTTTTTCTTCTAGTGCCGGAGTTACATTCTTAACATTACAAACCCCGTTTTCTCCGGCAAATTGGTGTGCTAATTGCTTCCTTAAATGATACATGAAGTAATTTTCTTGATAGTCTTCTTTGTCTCTTCCTTCCCAATCAATCCAGCTTTTGCCGTTAGCTGTATATCCTCGCATGGTTATCACCCCCCTTAAATCTTATTTGGGACTGTTTGTCTATGTTTCCTTGACTTTTCACTAATTCTCCAATACTCTTTCTATACAGGCACTGCCATGCCGAGTACGAAAGAAAGGAGCTATGCTATGTCCTCTTATTACACGATCATAGGTAAATCTGTAAAATGCCCTCAGTATAACCGTAATGTTGTTTTGAGTGCAAAATACCGGTTTACAGATAATCCAGAAAATGAATATGAAGTCAAATTTTCATATGCCACTTGTCCTATTGTCGAAAATTCTAAGCTTCACAAAGATGAACAATGCGAGGATTATAAATATCTGAATTGCTTTAATCCGCATTGCCAGCATCTTGATGATTTCCCGCAAATCTGGGATTCTCGTAAGCATCTTTGATTTCACATTTTCTTTGTTCCAAACAAAACTCAAAGTCGTTAGCTTTTTCAAGGCTTTGACTAATCTGATAAACTGCAGCGTCTACTGTTTCCGAAGATGGTGCAGTTTTTTTCAATTCTTTTTTCAAAATATCGAAATGTAGTGCTGCGTTTTTAATTTCTTTTTCCAAATCCTGAATATTCAAGATTCGTTCTGATACATAAATCAGTTTTCCCCCTCCTATCCTGCTTTTTCAGCTCTATCCATATCTGCCAGCTCCTTATCTCTTAATGCCGACATATAAACAAGAACTATATTTTTATCGCCTTCTGTCAGTGCCTCGAATAAATTTGCAATACGTTCTCCGTCACTTATCATTTTTTGTAATGTTTCTGGCATTTTGTTTTCCTCCTTTCTTATGTACTTTGTACATCCTTAATATATCACTATGTACATTTATTGTCAAGAGTGTTTTTGTACAATGTACATATTTTTATTGATTTTTGCATTTCGATGGTGTACAATGTTTTTCAGGAGGTGAAGATATGAATGAGCGTTTGAAACTTTTAAGGAAGGAATTGCATTTAGGGAGTCAGAAAGATTTTGCCGATACACTAGGGGTTTCTGTTTCTAACATCGCAAGCTATGAGTCAGGCAGACGCAACCCATCTGATTCATTTATTAAATTGCTTTGCAGTAACTATAATGTACGAGAAGAATGGCTTCGAGAAGGCACTGGCGATATGTTTGAAAGTATTAATTTAGACTTCGGAAAGATTTGTTCGAAAATAGGAACACATGACCCAAAGGCCAGAGCGGCAATTATGAAATATTACGAACTATCACCAGAGGACAAAGAACTTTTCTGGAAATTCGCAGAGCGATTTATGAAATAAAGAAGCAGGGGCTTAATTCCCCTGCTTCTTTTCTTCTTCGTAAAGTCCTTCTGCCATGCCTCGTAGCATACTAACGTGACCCATGACTTTCATATCATCTAATATATTTCTGATTATTTCTTTATCCCCTTCTATCTGCGTTCTATACTGCATTTCATTTTCTTTCTTTTTCATATGTACACGCCCCTTTCTTTCCAGAAAATATGTTCGATTTCTTTCATTATATAACCCGAACATATTTTCGTCAACTTATTTCCTAAATTGTATCATATTTCGCACCGCAAAAACCGTCCTGTCCACAAACGTGGACACTTTTTTCATTTGTATTCTGATTCGTATAAATCTTCTATTCTTACATGCAAATGTTCCGCCAACTTCTCCATTGTGTCCATCCTGGGGATTCTTTTACCTGTGGCGATATTGTGCAGTGTAGATTTGCTGATGCCGGTTAAAATTTCTAACTGTCTATACGATAATCCTTTTCTTTTCATTTGCTCCGCTAAAAGTATTTTCATCTCGTCTCCTATTGGCATTTTTAGCTTTTAACTTAGGATTATCTTATTTACGATAAAAATACGATGTTTCTTTGCAAAATAAAATTACAGGTCTATCTATATTATGATAGATTGCGTAATAAATAATTTTATTAATCCTCCTTTCAGTTCCAGTGTACTAAATTTAAAATCAAAAGAATTTTTGTAAGAAAGCTTCAAAACGTATCCTTTCCACCACCCGTTCCCCTTTTTGCTTATAAAAAAGTGATTTCTTTCAGATGTGCTATACTGAAATTTTTTCTTAAAAATGTTCCTATAAATTAATGCAGTCTTCTTTTCTTGAAAGACCCCTTTTGATTTAAAAAATATATTTTCATCATTTCACAAAGACGGTCAATACTTATATACATTTCACAATTTTTAGTGTATAATTGCACTTATAACTATTTAAATTTTTATTCATATGAGGAAAAGGAGAAAAAACTTATGAAAAAGAAATTATTAGCTCTTAGTTTAATTGCAGTAATGTCATTGTCATTTACTGCCTGTGGTGGCGGAAATACAAATTCTTCATCCAAGGCGGATACTAAGGCAGAGACCGAGGCTACTACTGCTGCTGCAGAAGCTGCTACCGAGGCAACAAATGAAAATGAACCAAAAGTCGAAAAATCTGATGGGATTACAAAAGAAATTTACTACACAAATAAAGAGCTGGATATCAAGGGAACTACCGGCACAATCAACTATACTATCGACCAGATACAAGTATCGAATGTGACTTTTGACAATGATGATATTGCAAGTGCCGCAGAGATGAAAAAAGGCGATAAAGGCGCTTTAGTCGCTATACATATGACTGTTGAAAATACTTCTGATGATACTACATATTTTTATGCAGATCAGGCAAACATGGTAACTGATACAAAAGAAAAAACTACTCCTAACGTATGGTTTAGTGACAGTATGGATGGCGAATATAACGGAAAAATCAAAAATGAGGGTACATTAATGTACTTCTTCAAAAACTCTGATGCAAAAGATATTAAGTCAGTAAAATATACTGCCGATGCTCCATCAAACGAAAACTTTGAGCCGAATGGAAATGAAGTCGTAGAAGAAATTTCTTTACAATAAAAATTAACAATTATTATCTCTTTACATAAGAGCAGCTCATCCGCTGCTCTTTTCTTTTTTATAGTCAGCTTTCTGACTAAATACGCATTTTTCAGTATACTGACTAAAAAAATCTCACATTGAGGTTTCCAGAAACCTCCCCTCTTATAGGATATGACACGGTTTATAATGCAAATGCCTTCGGATTTCGCTAAAAAATATGCATTTTTGTGCAAAAAACCTATCTCAAGACTGGTTTTCCCTATCCTGAAACCTTCTGAGGTACCTTTTAGCTCACTTTGCATTTTTATATTGCACATACGTTCTATCTATCGTATAATCATTTTGTAAATAAAAAAATCCGGTACTGGCAATACCGGATTCGTAACTTATCAACCAGGATGATTGATATATAAACACAAACAAATTATATCATGCATCCTGTTGTTTGTATAGGGTGTATTTTTTATACCCTTTTTTCAAAAGAAAGGTGGATGTTTATGAAAAGAAAAATCAGATGTGCAATCTATGACCGTGTATCTCATGAGCTGCAAGTAGAAAAGGGGCTTTCCCTCGATACGCAAAAAGAAATGCTCACTTCTTACGCAAAAGAGCAAGGGTATGAAATCGTTGATTACTATCAAGATGAGGGTATCTCTGCGAGAAAGACAATGAAGAATCGTAAAGAATTATTACGTCTTTTAGAAGATGTTAAGGCAGATAAGATAGATATTATCCTTGTGACAAAATTAGATCGTTGGTTTCGCTCCGTGAAAGATTATCATAACACACAAGCCATTCTCGATGCTCATCATTGTGCCTGGAAGACAATACTTGAAGATTATGATACTACCACGAGTGATGGGCAGTTGAAAATCAATATCATGCTTGCTGTTGCACAGAATGAAGCTGACAGAACTTCTGAGCGTATCAAAGTAGTCTTTTCACATAAAATCCGTAACAAGGAACATCTCAACGGACCTGTTCCGTGGGGGTATATGGTCGACGAAAAGAAACATCTTGTAAAAGACCCAGAGATTGCTCCTATCGTAGAAGATATGTTTAATCACTATTTTACTACTTTTAGTAAGAGAGAGACTATTATGTATATTAGAAGTAAGTATCCAGGAAAGACCCCAGAGGGAAATTCTTTAGCTAAAATATTTTCTAATGCTACATATGCAGGAATACGTTTTGGCATAGAGAATTACTGCGATGCTTATCTCACTTGGGAGCAGCATAAAAAGATTGTTGAATCAACAACAGCTAAGGTCTATCCCGCCACTCATCCGCAGCAGACTTATATCTTCTCCGGAATGCTTCGTTGTCCTCACTGTGGAAAAATGTTATCTGGATATGTGCGTAAAGCTAAAAAAGCAGGACGTACTTATGAGTATCCGGCTTACAGATGTAATAAACGCTATAACAAGCATAGCGCCCCAGTCAAGACTGAAAAAATCGTTGAGCAGTATGTTCTTGAGTTTTTTGAGGAAGAATTAAACAGAAGCATTTACGACTTAGAACTTAAAGAAGGATTGAGCAAAGGCGAGAAGACCGCGAACGTATCCGTATTGCAAGACGAGCTTAACAGGATTAATATTATGTTTGAAAAAGGAAGAATCTCGTTAGATTATTACGATAAACGCTATGAAGAGATAGAAACGCAAATCAAAGAAGCAACCGTTTCTCATTCAAAAGAATTAAGAGCTAGAAAAGAGATTCGAGACGGTTTAGATGGAAACTGGAAGGAATTATACCTTCAACTCGATGCATCCCACAAGAGAGCATTTTGGAAAAACATTATAAAAGAAATCTTAATTGACCCTGAGACTCACAAGCTGAATGGCATAATATTTTTTTAGTTTGTTGGTGTATCAAACATACTAACTCAACCGTGTAATCAGCCTCTCCCGAGACAAATGCTCCTGACGTATTGGCAAAATCAATGTTTTGTACAAGGTTAATGTCTTTTTGTGGATTCATTCCATGTTTCTTTAAAACGTATTCAAATACCATTTCTGGCATACCACCTGGTCTTCCACCAATGACTTTTTTCCCCTTTAAGTCTTCCCATTTAAAACTATCCTCTTTTTTACGGCTCACAACAAAGTTACCGGCCCGCTGTGTTAATTGGGCAAAGTTTATCAGATAGTCTGCATTGCCCTGGTTAAACTGATAGATTGTCGCTTCTGGCCCCATAAATGCAATATCTGCATCTCCGCTTATTACGGCCGTTGCCGTCTTATCTGCACCAAACCCGGTAGTAAGCTCCAGTTTAATTCCTTCTTTTTCAAAATATCCTTTTTCAATGGCTACATACTGCGGGGCATAAAAAATAGAATGTGCTACCTCATTTAAACGTACTTTTTTCAAAGGATGACGGCTTCCCTCACAGCCTGCCAGACAGCAAATACCAAACAGCATGACAAAACATGGCATCATTAATATTATGAGATATCTTCGCATGGCTAATACTCCTGTTTTATTCTACAACAGTATATTCGATGAAAAACAAAATGTGAAAATTCTGATTTGTGAGGCTGCGGAGCAGACGAACTCCTGAAGATAAATAAAGCATATTTGTGACTTTAGTCGCGGCGGTTTGAATGTTCACTTACAGCGTTCACATCCAAACCTTGCTCCGAGGCCACAAATATGCTTTATTTATCTTCAGGAGTTCTGCTTGTTGACAGCTCAGAAAATCAGTTGGAGAGATTTGGGGAAGAGGACAGGAGATGTAGAAGTTCTGGGAAATGAAATTCTATAGGATTGACACTTGAATCAGTGCCATAATCGTATAGTTATTTATGGTCACTATTTTTTTCTATTAACTAGAGCGTGTTTATGAATTTATTTTTTGAAAAAAACAAAGTAATTTGTGCTAAAAATACTAAAGAAAGCAAAAAAGTTATAAGGCGAATGGATAAAGTCCAGAAATCTTCCAAAGATAGTTATAATACCAAATAATTTAAAATGATAAGATAAGTGTCAGTCCTCCAGCATTTCAATTCCTCAAAAGGTCACAACTGTCTGAAGCCTCCCTCAAATCTTTCTCAAAATAAATCCTGAATTTGCATGGGCAGCCAACAAACAGCTTCCAAAGAGAGCCGATTCCCTATATTTGTGGCCTCGGAGCAAAGGTTGGATGCAAGCGGTTAAGCGAACATTCAACCTGCAGCGACTAAAGTCACAAATATAGGGGATCGGCTCTCTTTGGAAGCGTCTATTTTGCCTGCGGCAAATCAGGAGTTAAACTATTCTTCTTCTTCCCAGTTATGGTATACTGCCTGTACATCATCATCTTCATCGAGTAAGTCTAATGTACGGTTTAAGTTCTTAATATCTTCTGGGTCTGTTAATGTTACATAGTTGTCTGGAATCA